TAAATCAAAGGTTTTTAGAAGATGTATCAGATTGGTTAAAACATCCTATTGAAAAGATAAGATCTACTAAATACCCAAGTGGATCTGTTAAAGAAGTTTGGGCTGACCGAAAATATATGTCTGGAATACATGGAGCACCTTGCACTTTGGAATTAAAAAAGAGGCCTCGACAAGAGTGGGAAGCTAAGTACAATCCTAATTGGACAGTGCTTGGGTTTACTGCAGAAGAACAAGCAAGAGCTGATAGATTTAAGATTACTGAAAGAGATTCTCTTCTAACACCATTAATTGACTTGGGGATTACTAAACAAGATTGTTTTGACATCATCAATAAAGCTGGTATACGATTACCCGATCTATACCGCAATGGACATCCAAATGCTAATTGTTTAGGGTGTGTTAAAGTAAATTCCCCTACTTACTGGAACTGGTTAAGAGTCACATACCCTGAAGTATTCAATGATAGACTTAAACAGTCTAAGGAAATTGGTGCTAAGTTAGTTAGGGTTAAGGGTCAGTATATACCTTTAGAAGATCTTGATCCCAAAGCAAAGGGGCGTAAAATGAAAAGCTACAATGTTGATTGTGGAATCTTTTGTGAAGAAAATTCTTGGAAATCAGAATGATTAAGTACTTACATCGTGTATTCACTGCACTATCTGTACTACTTAATGTACTCTTGGGTGGATCAAACAACCAGACATTTTCTGCCCGAAACTGGCACTGGAAGAAACAAGGTAAACCCAACATCGTATGGTTAATTGATGGGATCATAGGACATTCACACTGCTCAGAGTGTTGGGTTTATTGGAAACTTAGAAAGGATTGGAGATGAAAAGGAAAAGAGATATACCGCCTGAGGTATTCAGGCATTGGGCTAATTGCTTCATTGACGGTACACTTGATGACGAGTATGCTAATGAGCTGGGTGAGATCCTTGAGTTGCTTGCCAACAACGCAGAGTTTAATGAAAAATTGAAGAAGAATCGTGGGGCTTGGTATGGAGGTTTCATACACTAACATAAAGGAAAAGCTAATGACTGAGGCACTAACTGCAGCATTTATACTTGCATTTTTAATAGCAGGTTTTATCTATATAATAATAAGTGAGGTAAATAAATGATTGAAGCAACATACATAGATCACATGGGTACTGATTTAACAGTAGCTAACGCAGCAAGGGTATCCTTTGATAAGCAGAGTGAATGGGATTGGGCAGAGGTAGACGGAGAGGGTAACTTAGATGTACTAAAGCAGCAACTAAGTGACCCTGATACCAAGCTGATTCAATACCTAGCCAAGCATAAACACATGTCACCATTCGGTCACTGCTTTGCGTCCTTCCATGTCAAAGCACCAGTGTTTGTAGCTAGACAGTTAGTCAAGCATAAGTTCCTGCGTTGGAATGAAATCAGCCGTAGGTATGTGGATAGTGAGCCTGAGTTCTATGTGCCTGACGTATGGCGTGGTCGTAGTGCAGACAAAAAGCAAGGCAGTGAGGGTGAGGTAAAAAGCAATGCAAATGTGTTTTACCATAACACACATGCACTGATGACGTATAAACAACTTCTTGATGAAGGCGTATGCCCAGAGCAATCACGTATGGTACTGCCACAGAGTATGATGACTGAGTGGTACTGGTCAGGTAGCCTAGATGCATTTGCAGACATGTGTAACCTACGCTGCAAGCCTGACACACAAGCTGAGACAAGGTTTGTGGCCGACTCTATCTCTGAGGAGATGAAAAAACTATTCCCTGTGTCATGGGAAGCTTTGTTGTCATGACAGTAGTAGAGTTTATACCCTATATTATAACACTGTCTATCATGATTACCAGTATAGCTTTTATGCCGTGCTGGATAATATTTTTAATAGTGAGGAAAATTAATGCAAGAAAATACAAGAGGTAATATCAATGGTGCAATTAAGGCGTCTGCCATAGTCGCATTTATAATAGCAGGTCTACCTGTATTAATCGCTATGACGTATGACGAGTTCCCACGTTACTGTAAGCAGACTATCTTGCTGCCATGCATAGGAGCAACAGATGAGTGAAATTAAAATAACAGCTATAGAAGAACATGAAGATGGTAGTGCCACACTACAGGTAGAGTGTGATCCAGAAACCTTCATGGCTATCTTTGATGTTGGGTTTGTAACCCTAGTCAAAGCTGGCTTAGAATCAGAAAGGAGTGAAGATGTACGCAGTGGAGATTGAAGTTGAGAAGGGTGAGTACACCCTATTACGAAAAGAAAACCCTTGGACCTACAACACAGAGGTGCGAACTTTTGACACCAAGGAGCAAGCAGAGAAAGAAGCTGCAAGGTGGAACACGGGGCGTGTAATTAACTATTTACAATACATCCGACCTATGACAAAAGAGGAGCGTGAAAGAGCAAAGCATGTCCGATAATCCACACTTAGCTTGTCCCTACATAGATTGTGGGTCAAGCGATGCATTTAATTGGAATGATGGTGGCTACGGTCACTGTCATTCTTGTGGTAATGCATACCCATCTAGGGATATGTCAGAAACATTTGATTGGGTGAAGGCTGAATATCCTTTACCAGAAAGGAGAAAACCTATGGATATACCTGTGACAGGTATGACCTATCAGAACATCAGGGGTATTGATGCTGATGTCTGTGAGTTGTACGGTATCCAGCTACAGACTGGTGAGGGTGGTGAACCTGTGCGATATGCGTACAAGTATCCACACACAGTCAAGTACAGGCTGCACAGTGACAAGTCTAAGTCTTGGATCAAGGATCGTGGGCTGGGTATGAACCACCTGTTCGGCCCTGACTTCAATGCTGGCACAAGCCAGCGGATCTACTTGACTGAGGGTGAGTTCGATGCGGCCAGCCTGTATCAGATCCTTGGCAAGACATTCCCTGTGAAGTCATTACCGTCTGCATCTATTGGCGAGAAGTTTATCAAGCACAATCACGCTTACTTGTCGTCATTCAGAGAGATCATCTATGCGGGTGAGCTTGATGCAGCTGGACGTACTGCTGCTGATAAGTTGTACCAAGCCTTTCCTGAGAAGTTCTGGTATGTTCCTATGACCAAGCACAAGGATGCCAATGACTTCTTGCAAGCAGGTGATGGTCAAGAATTGATGTGGTCTGCAAAGAAACCTCAAAGGTATTCACCAGAAAACTTCTTCTGCTCTGATCAGGATGTAGAAGATGCAATCCTAAATGAGAATCCCTACGAGTATGTGCCGACAGGTCACACTGGTCTTGATGATAAGATCCGTGGGATGGTCAAGGGTGGTATCACCTTTATCAAAGCCCCAAGGGGTACTGGTAAGACTGAGGTGATCAGATACTTTGAGACTGGTCTACTACGTGATGAAGATAGCCGCATAGCTTTGCTTCACATGGAAGAGATGAAGTCTACCACCTACCGTTCAATGGCTACCTATCAACTAGGTGTCAATGTCCGAACAAAGGATGATGCCAGAGAGAATGGTGTCTCTGAAGCAGCTGTGATTCAGGCAGCTAAGGAGATGACTCAGGGTGAGCGTACTATTATCTTTGAGATGATGTCACATGATGACCCACTCAAGTTGCTTGACTACATACGTCTTGCAGCTACTGTGTATGGTGCTGGCTTCATCTTCATTGATCACGTTCAGCGTCTAGCTTATTTGTCTAGCTCTGGTGTTGACGGTGCTACCAGTACACTGACTACGCTAGGTTCTCGTTCAGCACAGTTGGCTAAGGAGTTGAACATTGGTGTGATCTTTATATCACAGGTCAATGATGATGGTAGAACAAAGTATGCTGCATCACTTGAAGAAGAAGCAATAATCTGTATTAAGATCGAGCGTGATGTTGAGACAGATGATGAGATTCTTCAGAACACCACCAACTTTATTGTTGACAAGAACAGACCATTTGCTAAGTTGGGTCACGCTGGTTCAGTCTACTATGATCCAGAGACTACGATACTTAGTGAAGAGACACCGTTTGTAAGGAGTGACCTAGCAGCATGATTGTATTTGATGTAGAAGCTGACAACCTATTGGATGATGCTACTAAAATACATTGCTTATCTTACACATCTGATGGGATTAATTATGACACTTTGTTTGACTATAACGACATGCGTGACTTGGTTATGAGTCAGGCTGGTTTGATTGGTCACAACATTGTGCGGTATGATGCACCGTTACTTGAGAAGATATTGGGCATCAAACTAAGGGCTAGATTGTTTGACACCCTACCTATGTCTTGGGTGCTGAACTACAATAGACCTAAGCATGGCTTGGAATCTTTTGGTGAAGACTTTGGTGTACCTAAACCTAAGATCAATGACTGGGTTAACCTCACTCAGGAAGAGTATGCTCACCGTTGTGTTGAAGATGTCAAGATAAACTGGTTGCTTTGGCAAGACTTACTCAAGCGATTCATGATCATCTATGAGAAAGATAAGGTGCTGTTGAATAAGTTCTTCCGTTACCTTGAGTTCAAGATGAGGTGTGCATATGTAGCTGAGTCTGTTGGTTGGAAGCTTGACTTAGACTTAGCTACTAAGTGTATAGAAGACTTAACTCAACAACAGGAAGATAAGGTGGCTGAACTTAAGACCGTTATGCCAAAGATTACTAAGACTCAGGTGAAGCGTAAGCCAAAGAACTGCTTCAAGCAAGATGGTTCTCCATCTGCTCATGGTGAGAAGTGGTTTGCACTGCTTGACGAAAACAATCTACCAAGACATCATGACGAAGGTGTAACTATTATCAAAGGTTATGATGAGCCTAATCCTAACTCCAGCCCCCAAGTAAAAGACTGGTTATTCTCTCTGGGTTGGGTGCCTTGTACTTTTAAGTATGAGAAAGAAGATGATGGTACTGAAAGAACTATACCTCAAATCCGTAAAGAAGGTGAGCTTACTGACTCAGTACGTTTACTTGTTAAAGATAATCCTACGGTAGAAGTTCTTGAGGGTCTTACTGTCATTCAACATAGACTTAAAATCTTCGAGGGATTTGTTGAGTGTGAGCGTGATGGTTATGTGAAGGCAGAGATTGATGGTCTCACTAATACACTACGTTTTAAGCACAAGAAACCTCTTGTCAACTTGCCTGGGGTGGACAGACCTTGGGGTAAGGAGATCCGTGGGTGCCTCACTGCACCTCAGGGTTACGTACTGTGTGGTGCTGATATGACTTCTCTTGAGGACACATGCAAGCGTCACTATATGCACCCTTACGATCCAGACTATGTTCTTGAGATGTCACAGGATGGGTTTGACCCACACCTTGACTTGGCTAAACATGCAGGTGCCGTATCACAAGATGACATTGACGCTTACAATCAAGGCAACAAGCCTGAGCTTAAAGCCTTACGTAAAAACTACAAGGTAGTCAACTACTCTGCTACCTATGGTGTTGGTGCTGCTAAACTATCACGTACTACTGGTTTACCTACTAACGAGTGTCAGACATTGCTTGAGGCTTACTGGGATCGTAACTGGTCAGTTAAGAAGTTTGCAGAGTCTCAACATATACGTAAACTAAATGGTGAGATGTGGGTACAGAATCCTGTCAGTAAGTTCTGGCACAGCTTACGCTACGAGAAAGATGTGTTCTCTACACTCAACCAATCAACTGGTGCTTACTGCTTTGACAAATGGGTTGCCTACTATCGTACACGTAGGGGTAATATAATCGGGCAGTTCCATGACGAATCAATCAATCTGGTGAAAGAAGGAGATCAAGATGTTCACAGTGAAACTTTGACTTGGGCTATTGAAAAACTTAACAAAGAACTTAAATTAAATGTTGACTTAGATATAGACATACAATACGGTCAACGATATAGTGATGTACACTAAACTTATAGGAGGGCCGAATGGCTACACGTAAAGTAAAACTAACTGGTACTGCAGAGTGGGCAAAAGTATTCCCACAGAACCGTGACTTACTAGGCTTTGATGGAGCTTATCAAGACTGCGATGGTGCTTGCACTATTGATGTCATCTTGGATGACGAGAACATGGCTAAGTTGACAGCCACAGGTTCAATGAAGCGAGGTACACCTGACCCAGAGGGACGGGGTAAGAAGGTACGTCTTGTTCGTAAATACAACACTGGCCGTGATTGGGACAGTGGCGCACCTGTAGTTACTAAACAGGATGGTACTCCTTGGGACTACGATATAGATGGTACTATTGGTAACGGTTCTACTGTTGAGGTACTCCTCTCAGTCTACGATACACGAATGAAAAGTATTGTAGGTACACGACTTGACAAGGTTATTGTCCTTGATCATGTAGAATACATCCCACCACAGGACGATGACAGTTCTTCCCCTGTCTTAGAGAAGCCTGTAGAAGCAGCTACTGAAGACTCAGTGCTATTCTAAGGATGTAACTTAGGGGGTGGTTGGTTTTCTTTCCTTTCCCTTCCACCCCCAACTTAAGGAGTAACTATGAAAAATATACAGACATTGGTAGACGATCTGTACCAAGTAATACAAGGCCAAGGTGGTTGGACTAAAAGCATTAGCTCCCAGATGGGTCAAGCTATTGCCGACACTGCCAACAAAAGGTTTTCTAAACCACAGGAGCCACGGGGTTATCTATCTTTATCTTCTATTGGAACTCCTTGTAAACGTAAGCTATGGTATAAAGTTAATAAATCTGATGAGGGTGATCAACTAGAGTCTAACACTTTACTCAAGTTCTTCTATGGCGACATGATCGAAGAGCTTATCCTAAGCATGACAGTAGCTGCTGGACATGACCTAAAGGGATCACAGGATAGGTTAGATGTTCATGGCATCAAGGGGCATAGAGATGCGGTGATTGACGGTATGACTGTTGATGTAAAGTCCTGTAGCTCCTATGCATTTAAGAAGTTCAAAGAGGGGAACCTACGTGATGATGACCCGTTTGGTTATATATCTCAGCTTAGTTCTTATGTTTATGCAGGTAAGGATGACCCACTTGTTACTGACAAGACTCATGGTGCTTTTCTTGCTATTGATAAACAGAATGGACATATTTGTTTGGATGTTTATGATTTCACTGAGGAACTAAAGACCAAAGAGTTTGAGATAAAAGAAGCTGTGGCTATGGTCAAGGGTAAGATACCTGAGGATCGTATCAAGCCAGTGCCTCAGTCAAAGACTAGCCCTAACATGAAGCTGTCTATGGCTTGTAGCTACTGTGAATACAAGAAGCTATGCTGGCCTAACATGCGCAAGTTTGTTTACAGTTATGGCCCAGAGTTCCTTGTCCATATCGAGAAAGAACCAAGAGTTGCGGAGACAGTAGATGACTAGGCAAGCCAAGCAAAAAGGCCGCTTGGGTCAGCAAGAGATTAGGGACAGACTACTTGAAGCCTTTCCTGAGTTTGAGCCAGATGATATTAAGTCTACTATAATGGGGGAATCAGGGGCTGACATCCAGCTATCTCCTGCAGCTAGGAAAAAGTTACCTCTATCTGTCGAGGTGAAGAGGCGTAAGGCAGAACTTAAAACTGTTTATCGTTTTATGGAACAAGCCTCTAGACATTCTGAGCATGAGCCTGTAGTGTTTTTTAGATCAGACAGAAAACCGTGGGTAGTGATGGTTGGTCTTGATCACTACATAGACTTATTAAGGAATTGGAAAACATGACAGTGAAAATATGGGATATATCAGTAGGGCCAATATCAATAGACGAGGCACCTGATGATGAAGACTTCCCAGAAGGTTGTAATTATTTTGTCGTCTGTAAAACGGAGATAGATGGTAAGATGGAAGAAGTAAACTTTTGGTTTGAAGACCTTGCGCAGATACATGAATGGCAGAAACATTTTAGAACCAGTATCCAGCCGCTTGAAATAGACGAAGAACACTAGGAGAATGAACATGGCCGTTAGAAAGCCTTTTGAACCACACTTATATGATCGCTTTGACAACCCCGCCAAAGTAAAACTGATTGAGATACTACAGCATCAAGGTCATGAGATCTCTTCTGTGAAGGAGAATTATTATGCTGATGTAGAGTCAATCCGAAAGGGTATCACCTACTACAGTGAAGCAGAAGTTAAACGAGGTTGGACTGAAGACTGGCCTGAGGATTGGACTGAGATTAGAATCCCAGATCGTAAAGCACGGCTACTTAAAAAATATAATCATAATGTCAACTTCTTTGTGTTCAATAATAACTTAACTGCTTGCTGGAAGATACGAGGATCTCAGATGACTGATGACACTATCCGTGAAGCTAAGGGTAGATATATCATGAAGGGTGAGAAGTTCTTTCATATACCCTACAAAGAAGCTGAGTTAGTAACATTAAATAGCTTGACCTACAGTCAAGAATCAGTATAACTAGAGGTTTACAAATGAACTATGAGGTTCACTTATTTTTAACTGTAGACAAGGATGCTAATTTCCTAGAAATTTCTGGGGATAACTGTGAAGTACTTAAAGGATTAATAGAAGATGCTTTGTACGACATAGATGATGTAACCATAGACCAATGTGAGGTAAATAAATATGGCTAAACTTACAATTAATGATAAAGAAGTCTACACTGACGACTTTAACGAAGAACAAAATAAGATTTTTTCTGAGGTGCAAATGCTATCTTCAGAAATTTATAGGCTTGAGTATCAAGCTGCCCTAATGAAAAGTCGCCAGCAAATCCTAGCGGAAATGCTACTACCTAAGGATTTAAAAGATGGGGATATAGACTCAGATGATCAATCGGAGTGATTTAGAAGCGTTTGGCTATTTTGATATGTTTCAGAATAGTCCAGACTATGAAAAAGATCCTGTCCGTTTTTATAGCCAGTTTGTAGAGGGCAAGGTATTTACTAAAGGGCGTGATCGTCTAGTAGAAAATACTCTTGGACTCTCTGGCGAAGCGGGGGAGGTATCTGAAAAAGTAAAGAAGCTTTTTCGTGACAAGAGTAAATTCAGTGATGAAGATATACTAAAAGAGTTAGGTGATGTGTTGTTTTATACAGTAGCCTTGGCAAACATCTTCGGGGGTAACCTACGTAAGGTTATGGAGATGAACATGGCAAAGCTAGATGACAGAGAGCAGCGTGGTGTACTAAAGGGAAGTGGAGATAATAGATGAACAACTACCTACCAACAGACTATCAATCCTTTATCCATACTTCACGGTATGCACGGTGGCTTGAGGATGAAGGGCGACGAGAGTCTTGGGGCGAAACAGTACAACGATATATAGAAAATGTCGTGAGTAAATTACCTGAAGTGGATACAGAGACTGTACATGAAATATCTCAATCTATTTTTGGTCTAGAGGTCATGCCTTCTATGCGAGCCATGATGACTGCAGGTCCAGCTGCTATTCGTGATAACACCTGTATGTACAACTGCAGCTACCTACCCGTAGATGATCCTAAGTCTTTCGATGAGGCTATGTTTATCCTGCTCTGTGGTACTGGTGTTGGCTTCAGTGTCGAGCGGCAGTTTGTTCAAAAACTTCCTGAAGTACCTAAGCTGTTCGTCAGTGAGACTACTATCGTCGTCAAGGATAGTAAGGAAGGTTGGGCTAAAGCGTTCCGTCAAGTTCTTGCTCTCCTTTGGGCTGGTGAAATTCCTCAGTGGGATATTGGTTTAGTTCGTCCTGCAGGTGCAAGACTTAAAACATTCGGTGGTAGAGCATCAGGTCCAGCACCCTTGGTTGACTTGTTTAACTTTACTATCAAAGTTTTTAAAGATGCACAAGGCCGCAAGCTATCTAGCATTGAGTGTCACGACATCATGTGTAAGATTGGTGAGGTAGTTGTAGTAGGTGGTGTACGTAGATCAGCTATGATTAGTTTATCTAACTTGTCTGACGATCGTATGCGTCATGCTAAGTCAGGTGCATGGTGGGAGAATGATCCACAACGTGCCTTAGCTAATAACTCCGTGAGTTATACAGAGAAACCAGATGCGGTATCCTTCATGCGTGAGTGGATGGCACTGGTAGAGTCAGGAAGTGGAGAGCGTGGTGTATTCAATCGTCAAGCAAGTAAGAAGCAAGCTGAAAAGAATAGTCGGCGTGATCCTAACTATGAGTTCGGGACTAATCCGTGCAGTGAGATCATACTTAGACCGAATCAGTTTTGCAATCTTACTGAGGTTGTGGTACGTGCAACAGACACTATCGAAGATATGGAACGTAAGGTTAAACTGGCTACGATTCTGGGAACTATACAATCCACCTACACCAAGTTTCCATACTTGCGTAAGGTGTGGAACAAAAACACAGAAGAAGAGCGTCTGTTGGGTGTGTCACTTACAGGGATAATGGACAACTCCTTGATGACTATTAAGAACAAAGGCTTGGAGAAGACTCTTGAACATCTTCGTGGGATTTGTGTTTCTACTAATGCTGAATGGGCTAACCGTCTTGGTATACCTGTTGCTGCTGCAATTACATGTGTCAAACCGTCGGGGACGGTATCGCAATTGGTGGATAGTGCCAGTGGCATACATGCTCGCCATAGTCCCTATTATATCCGTACTGTGCGTGGTGATAATAAAGATCCCCTAACACAGTTCATGACTGATCAAGGCATCCCTAGTGAGCCTTGTGTTATGAAGCCTGACCAAACAACAGTATTTAGTTTCCCTATAAAGTCTCCGAAAAATGCAGTGGTGACTGAAGATATAACAGCTATTGAACAACTTGAGACTTGGTTAGTGTATCAACGACATTGGTGTGAGCATAAACCCTCAGTGACAATTAATGTACGTAAGGATGAATGGTTCGAGGTGGGTGCTTTTGTGTACAAGCACTTTGATGAGATGTCAGGAGTATCCTTCTTACCTTATAACGAACACACTTATCAACAAGCACCTTATCAAGAAGTAGATGAGGCTAAATATAAAGACTTGCTTTCTGTTATGCCATCTGCTATTGCTTGGGGTGAGTTGGCTAATTATGAGAAGGAAGATAACACAGTATCAATGCAGACAATGGCCTGTACAGGTGATGTTTGTGAAATGGTAGATATAACGTAGGAGAAATAAAATGTATGTTCTAGTGCTTATGATGTTTATTGAAAATAAGTATGTACTACAAAGTCACGATACTTTTTTTACAAGTCAGATTGCTTGCCATCAGTTTGCAACACCACTTAAAAAAAGACTTATGGACACTAGACCTTCACCTAATTCTGGTGTACAATACTATTGTTTTGAAGTTCCTAAAGAGGTTTAAATGAAATACGACCCAGTAAACAGTCCAGCACATTACAAGTTAAGTGGTGGTATAGAGTGTATTGATTATATTAAACAGGTGCTAACCCTTGATCAGTTCATTGGTTACTGTCATGGTAATATGATTAAGTATCAACACAGATATATGTACAAGGGTAATCCTGTTCAGGATATGGAGAAAGCAGAATGGTATCTAAACAAAATGTTAGAGGCAATGGAGGAAAAACACAAATGAAACCTTACGAAGAAGGTATAAAAGCTTTTAGAGAAGGTGACTTAGGTAATCCTCACAAGTTAAATACTAAGCAGGGTAGGGAGTGGGAGATGGGCTTTAATAAAGCTTACTTTCGTAACTTAGAGAGAGTTAAACTAAATGAACAAAAACAGAAAGAGTCTTGAAGAAGAGGCCAAAAGTTACAGGCAAAAAAAGATAAAGCCACCGCTTAAAAACAAAGCACTTACTTCTCGTAGGTACTTAGCTGGTCAAGCGATGGCTGCTTTGTTATCAAGATCTCCTGGTCATGTTCACAAAGGAGATATAAAACGTGAGTCATATGATTGGGCAGACTTCATGTTAGAGGATGATGAGGATTAACTACCTATCAAATGTTGGAAGTTTAAACTGTAAGTTACCTGCAATATTTATTAAGACTTGACGACGATTCAATTCATCCTCAATACTTTCTGAATCTTGCAGGTATTCTAATGAAGTCTTAAACTTACCTTTTGAAGCTAAGTTAGCTGCCTCGTTGAAGTAATCTTCTCCGAACTCATTTCTTTTTAGAAAGTAATTGTTTCGTATAAAGCCCCTAGCTTTTACAGGTTGATTGTTAGCTAAGTCAGTAAAGAAATCTTCAGCTTGTTTTTTGTAAAACTTTATCTCTTGATCTATGAAGCCTTTTAGGGCTTCTTTTTTTCTATCTACATTTTCAATCTCATCATAAGTAAGCCCTGAGTTAATACCATCAGGATACACATAACTATTTCTGAAAGCATTAAAGTTTTTACTTAGGTTTTTAGCTAGTTTAAATCTTACAACATAATCCAAAGAGGTATTAGGAATCCTAGAGTTCTTATATATATCATACTCTTTTTTC